TCAGGTAATACTAGTGGCGGTGGCGGTGGCGGTGCCGGTGCTGTAGGACAAAACGGACCAGCAGGGGCAAGTAGTAGAGCAGGAACAGGTGGAGCTGGAGCAGCAAATTCAATCACTGGATCGCCAGTAACTAGAGCAGGCGGCGGTGCTGGACATGGACAGTCCGGTGGTGGTAATACAACAGGAACTGGTGGAACTGGTGGTGGCGGAGACTCTGGTGCAAATGGAACGGATAACACTGGTGGTGGCGGCGGTAGTAATGGCCCTGGTGGTGGTAACGGTGGTAAAGGAGTGGTGATAATAAGGTATAAATTTCAATAGTTGAATGGTATTTAAAATTAATATATAAGGAGAAACATTATGGCACATTTTGCAAAACTAGGAATAAACAGTAAAGTTATAGCAGTTCACGCAGTGGATAACAAAGACTTACATAATGCTGATGGTGTTGAAGATGAACAAGTAGGAATTCAGTTTTTAGAAAGACTTCACAACTGGCCTCTTTGGAAACAAACATCTTATAATACTAAAGAAGGTAAACACTCATCTGGTGATGACTCTAAAGCATTTAGAGGTAATTATGCCGGCATAGGTTATACTTATGACGAGGATAATGATATTTTTTGGCCTCCAAAACCTTATGCTAGTTGGGTAAAAAATCTTACAACTGCTAAATGGCAATCACCAATAGGTGATGCGCCTGAGTTAACTGAGGAACAAATTAACACACATTATTATAAGTGGAATGAATCAGGTCAATCCTGGGATCTAACGGAGATAACGCCAGCAGAATAATTTTATGCAGAAGGTGGTGCTGTCAGAGATTAATTTAATTCATGGAGATGTGAAAACTCCAAAAGGTTACGAAATCAATCGTAAAAAAATAAAAAATATTATCTTAGATTCTTACGTTAATAAAGATAGAGTTAGTGATAACAAATTAGATTATTCTTATAACGATTATAAAGTTAAATATTGCCAAGAATTACAATGGCTAAAAGATTATCTAAGAGATCATTTTCAGTTAGAATATCGTTATTCTTTAATTCCTAAAATAGACTTTGGAAATGTTCTAACTCCAAACGAAAGATCTTATATTAGAAATAATGTAGATCCTATAGACTTAAGAAATGCTCCAGACTACACTTGTGTTTATGGTGTAGACGTTAATGGTGATTGTGATCTTGTTATAGAATATAATGATAATAGAAGAGCTGGAAGAACTTGGTACATACCCTTAAAAAATAATAAATATTATATTTTTCCGTCCACACAAAGATATTTTTTCACAGCTAATAAATCAAGTAAACTTAATATAATACTAACATCAACTTATGATTATCTCTAAAAATTTTTTAACTAAAGATGAGTTTGATAGTGTTGAAAAAGCCATAATGGGTGATAGGTTCCCTTGGTATTTTAATGATATGATAGTTGACGGAAACGATGGATTTCACCAATTTACTTTTAGTTTTATATTAGATGGTAAAAAAAACTGTACTTCTGTAACGATGGATATATTAAAACCTATACTAGATAAAATAAAATATAAAAAAATAAAAAGAATAAAAGCTAATCTTTTAACAAAAACTGAAAAAATAATAGAACATGGTTTTCACACTGATTATCCTAACATTACAACAGGAATATTTTATTTAAATACTTGTGATGGATATACAAAATTTAAAAATGGTAAAAAAATAAAAAGCGAGAAAAATAAATACGTAGAGTTTAATTCTAATTTATCACACACAGGATCTACGTGCACAGATGAAAAAAGGAGGGTTGTAATCAACTTTAACTACATATGAATTTAACTAATTATTATTGGTATTTTCAATCTGCTATTCCTGAGAGAATATGTGACTTAATAGTAAAGTATGGAAAATCAGAAAAACAAAAAGAACACATGGCTATTACAGGTGGTTACGGTAGGGATAGAGACTTAAATAAACAGCCTCTGACAAAAGAAGAAATAAAAGATTTACAGAAAAAAAGAGACTCTAATATAATTTGGATGAGCGACCAATGGATATATAAAGAAATACATCCTTATGTTCACATGGCAAATAAAAACGCAGGTTGGAACTATGAATGGGATTGGGCAGAAAATTGTCAGTTTACAATATATAGAAAGGGCCAATACTATGATTGGCACTGTGATAGTTGGGATAAACCTTATCCTCACGAAGGACCAACAAAAGGTAAAATTAGAAAATTATCTGTTACCGTGAGTTTAACAGATCCAAAAGAATATGAAGGTGGTGAGTTGGAATTTGACTTAAGAAATTTAGATCCCGACAAAAAACCAAACACTCACATTTGTGGAGAAATATTACCAAAAGGCTCGTTGGTTGTATTTCCATCTTTTGTATGGCATCGAGTCAAACCAGTAACAAAAGGAACAAGGCATAGCTTAGTCATATGGAACTTAGGCTATCCATTTAAATAATATGAAACAAGGCGGAAGTAGTAATAAAACGACAGGACATGTAGATTTTAAATCTGCATTTCATTTCTCATCACCAATATGGATCGCAGACGCACCCATGTTTTTAGATAAAACAATAAAAGCGACGGATAAACATATAAAGAAAGCAAAAAAAATATTGAAAGATAAAACAAAAAATGATCCTAAATGGAAAAAGAAGATTGGATCTTTTGGTCTATCTTATCACAGTGAAAGTTTTTCTAATGATCCTGAAGTGAGTGATTTAGTTCAGTTTATAGGTCAAAGATCTTATGAATTTTTAGATTGGTGTGGTTATAATATGCAACACCACAGTTTACATTTTACAGAATTTTGGGTGCAAGAGTTCAGTGAAAAAGGTGGAGGACATCATGATACCCACGTTCATTGGAACCAACATGTGTCTGGATTCTATTTTTTAAAATGCAGTGAGAAAACATCTTATCCTGTTTTTCATGATCCTAGACAAGGAACAGAAATGACAAGGCTGCCTTTAAAAGATGGAAGTAAAATAACCATGGGTCAGGGTCTTATAAATTATCATCCTAAACCAGGAACTATGATGATATTTCCTGGGTATTTACCACATCAGTTTACAGTTGATCCTGCATTAGAACCTTTTAGGTTTGTGCACTTCAATATAAAAGCAGTAGAAACATCTATATCAAAAGAGAGGAGTATGAAAAATGAGCTTCAAAAAAAATAAATATTGTGTAATTAAAGAGGCAGTCCCAAAAGACATAGCTAATTTTGTTTATAATTATTTTTTAATGAAAAGACAAGTTGCAAGAACTTTGTTTGATAAAAGATATATATCAGAATTTACGGAAGAGTGGGGAACGTGGGCAGACCAACAAGTTCCAAACACATATTCTCATTATGCAGATATAGCCATGGAAACTTTATTGCTTAGAACACAACCAATTATGGAAAAGAAAACAGGGTTAAAATTAAATCCAACTTATTCTTATGCTAGAATATATAAAACAGGTGATATATTAGATAGACATAAAGATAGACCAAGTTGTGAGATATCTACCACGATAAATTTAGGTGGAGATCCTTGGCCTATATATTTAGAACCTAGAAAAAATGTAGGTAAGCCAGAGCACCTAGGTGGTAAAAAGGGTATAACTACAAGAAGTAATAATAAAGGTGTTAGAGTAAATCTAAAACCTGGTGATATGTTGGTTTATAGAGGTATTGAATTAGAGCATTGGAGAGAAGAGTTTCAAGGTGAAAATTGTGCTCAAGTATTTCTACACTATAACGATGAAAACTCTGAATATAAGACTTCAAATATCTTTGATGGAAGACCACATTTAGGGCTACCCTCATGGTTTAAAAAGTGATATATCCTTAGACTGGAGAGAGTGTCACCACCATAACACCACACTCTCTCCTGTTTAAGGATAAATTATGTTAGGATTAAGTGCATTTTCAGAGTTTCCGTTTGCAACAGCAGGTGAGGATAGAAATGTAACTATTACGGTTACTAAGACATCGTTAACAATGACGATAGGTAGTGTCGGCATTGTAGCCTCTGCTGTTACAGAGGATGCTACAGCAAACCCATTAACACTTGGTTTTGGTACTTTATCTATAACTGGACAAGCTAATTTAAGCCCTACAGGTAGCCCACTAACCTTGGCTACCGGAACAGTCACAGTTTCAGCAGATGCCAATATGTCGGTCTCTGGAAACGCATTGACTATGGCCACGGGTACTGTTACAGTGACTGCAGCAGCAAATGTAGACGTTACTGGTAGTGGTTTAACACTAGATACAAAGGACGCTACAGCTATAACATGGAGTGGAATAGTGCCAGGCGCAACAATGGTCTGGACACCAATAGAACCTTATTAATATGGCATCAAGTTTTTCTACAGATACAAAATTAGAACTTATAGCAACCGGTGAAAA